TAATTAAAATTTTAGGTTAGCAAGAATAATCTAAATTAACTTAATCTTATAATAAATATTATGTTAAATAAAGTATGTGTGTATATAATACTCATAGACGCAGAGTCTTTGGCGAGAGTCTATTCTTTGGGGGAGGGGAGAGCAAGAACTTCTTCGTAGTCTTTGTGTAAAATTTCAATCCACCCTGATTCAAAATCAACCCATCTTTTCTGTATCTCCAAGTGCGCAATTTGTTTATCTTCTACCATTAAAGAATCTAATGCGGCTTTGGTTAGGTTGTCTATGTCAGGTTTGGATTGGTGAAATCTGCCGTGATGTAATTTCTTTTTTTTCTTTGACCAAGAAGGTGGTACTGGAATAAAAAAAGTTATGGAAGCTCCTATTGGTGGAAGGATAAATTGTTTGGCTTTGGCTTCAGCTAGAAGGTCAATTTTGTACTTGTTGTATTTCTCTAGGCGGAGTAATCTGCTTAAACCGGATGGGCGTAGTTTTTCTCTTGGGATTCTAAAAAATATGGAATCACCTTGAGTTGCCCTAACGTGGGTTTGAGGGGTTATGTTGAGTATTACTTTTTTTAACATTCTGTTATTTTGTAATGCTTTTTTAGGTCTTTCTCTATTTGCTTTTGTAGGACAATTGAAATATACCCCTTTGTTGTTTGTCCAGTTTTTGCTGTAATTAATTTGATACAATTTAAAATCTCTTTTTCTACTCTAAATGACTCTGTGGTATTTTGTTTCATATTGTGGTATTTATTACACAAGATACAATATGTTATAACATTTACCAAATAATTATTACGAAAGTGTAGCGTTACGCTTTACAAAACAAAAAACCTCCTTTTTAGGGGAGGCTTTGCATAAGAAATTGAACACTTTTATCTGATATTCTTTATGTAATTGGCTAATTGTTCGTCCTTTCTTAAAACGTTATCTCTTAAATCCAAAACCCTTTTGCCGTATAATGGATTCTTCCTCATGTCAATACCTTCTTTTGGTAATGGAACTCCGTATATGCTTTGCATTGCAAAACCGTGGTATCCTTTTTCTGTGTTGGGTGTAATCTTACCTAAACCATTGTATGTTTGCATCCTTGTTGCAGGGTCTTTTATTCCAAGTCTATCTGCGTATTTCATCTTTGACATATACGCCCTAGCAAACATATCGTATTCATCTCTAACTCCTTCTTCTTCTGTATCCATCTTTGTTGGAGTATCGTTTATTATTTCATTATCAGACATTTTTATTTGTCCTAATCCTTCTCCTTTTTTATTTAAACCTGTTTCTTGAAGTGATACTGATAGTAAATCATACGGGTCTAGGTTGTATCTTTTAGCTGCTTTTACTATTCCGTATATATCTTTTGAAGGATACTTACCGCTTACTAAATCCCTGTTTGGGTTTATTGCTTTACCTGTTGTTGCGCTTACTTTTCTATTATCTTTTAATTCGTAATCTCTTGGCATTACAAGCCCTTTCTTTGCTGGCGCTGCTGTAGGTGTAACACTAAACACTTTTTTAAGAAAATCCATTATTGGATTGCCTTCATTTTCACTATGAACTGATTCTGATATCGCATCTAATTCTGCCATTATTAAGATTTTTTATGTCTATTTGCAAACATTCTTGCTTGTGCAATTGAACTAAATCCCCACGCTTTTAATGCTAATGCTTTTCTTGTAGGCTCGCCATTTGGTTTTTTCATTGCTCCTTTCATTCCGGCAAATCTTGCGGCAAAAGATACCCTGCGTGGATTGACACCTGACTTTACTGGGGCTTTTAGGTTACCTCCGGTTTCGGCATTATATGATGCTCTGCCTTTTTCGTTCAGTCCTCCTTTCGGATTTTTGCCTTCTGCCCTTGTCCAAGCTGGTGTCTTGCGCATTACTTTTTTTCTTTTGCTTTAATCTTCTTTTCTTGTTGAAGCATTTCTGGTGTTGGCTTTTTACCACTTCCCTTGCTAGCACGGATATTATTCCAAAGGCTATTTGCAACTCCTAGTTTGTTTAATTTCCCTTTCATAACACTAAATTAAGGATTTCCTAATATATTCGGCTCATTTTTGGTATCAATTATATCAATAAGTGGTTTGCCGCCCGTGTCTATTATTTCAACTTCTTCTCCCGAAAGCATAGCATCTATCGTTTCCTCTATGATTTCTCGCTGTTCCGGGCTTAATAGGGCGACTTTTTCGTTAATGGCGGGTACTGCAAAGACATCGCTTAAAATCTCCTTCTTTATGCCATCTCTGACCGATTGTGTTATATGCGGGTGGGTTATGGTATCTTTAAATATCCAATTAATTTTATTTACATGGCTTAAAAATAACCTTGCGCCACTTGATTCAGGGTATTGTCTAATAAAGTCATCGTAATGTTCTTTTGCCATTTTTAGATGCTGAATAGCACTTACTATGTTTGCTCCGTTCATTTATTAAAGTTTAAATGCTTGTATTCTAGTTCTTGTAAAAATATTCTTGCTTTGAGAACTTTTGCTTTTGCCTTTTCAATCAATTCCTCGTTTCTGTAAACTGGGAATAAAAGCACTCTTTCTTCTAATGGGGCATTGGAGAATATCATATTCTTTTCTTTCTCATTCCATTCTTTTATAAATTCAGGCGACTCTTCACTAACAACATCCATCTTTCTTAATAAAGAAAACTTTGCTGAATTTCTAATATGCTCTGGGGTGTCAATCAAGCAATAAGCAACGCAAGCTTTATCCAATCCTAGCAAATCCATATACCCGTTTACCTGCGCTTCATATGTTGCATCTAATTTATCAGGTATATTTGAAAGGAATGTAATCCAATCCCAACTTGATTTTGTATCATATACAACTTCATCAATAACATCCGGAGTGCCTATAAAAAAATCATTACTAAATACTTCAGCGTTTTTACTTAATGGTCTTTTAATAGTAAGTGATAGCATATCTATTGCTTCCGGCTCTACGGTGTTACCCTTGTCTGTGTATTTGTTATCAATCTCTTTTTTAAATCCGTATTTTTTATTAGCATACACTTCTATCAAATGCGTCTTTGCTGTTTTAGAAAGTTCGCCAGATTCTTTATCTGCTTTAGATACAGGTTCGGTTAATAATTTACCAATACTACTGCAATGAATGAGTGTGTTATAAAATTCCATTATTTTATGCTTTTAAATTTTTTATTATAGTGTTCTAGTAATTCGGGATTGCTTTTGGACATTAATTCCCAAGATTTTAATTCTGCCCTTGTTTTACAAGCATCAATAAATTCTTTAGTTTTTTCAGTTAATGTTTTCTTTGATTGTGTTGGAATAGTTTCTATTTCGATTTGGTCTTCATAGAAATAACCTAAATCTTTTAGTTTTGCCACATTTTCTTTGTGGTATTCTTCTACTAATGATTTAGCGGTTTCCAAAGCTTCTTTAGCATCTTCTCCGGCGTTAATAGCCACTTCTACGCCAATTTTTTCTGAAGCGTAATTTCCTAAATTAAATGTTCTTTGATAATTGATTACTTGGATGTGCATAGCAGTTGTGTGTTTTTAAAAATTGGTAGCAATCTCATCATTAATTGCCTTTCTTTTTTATGAAAGAGCTTAAGTGTAGAAATTGCGTACCAATTAGGGGATTTTGATTTTTAGTTGAAGCCTATCTAACTCTTATTACTTGTGTTGTGTTTTCAATGACCTTTATCTTAAAGATTTTGTCTTTGTGGTCTTCTTTTCTTTTTAGATTTGAAATCATTACAGCAATAGATGTATATGGGTTAGTGAATTCAATAATCTCATTCACTTCTAGCGTAGAAACCTTACTAGAAACTGAATCTGGGTTAATGTGTCTTGCCATTTTTGATAATTTTTAACAAAGTTAAGTTAATTATTTTAAATTAAAAAACTATTTTTAAATTAATTTTGTTGCCTAATAGGGAAACTTTTGTTACCAAAACGGGAACTTTGTTTCTTATCTGCATGAATATTCTGAAAAATTCATGCAATAGTTTATAAATTGGAAATATATGTCTAGTTTTTTATACTAAAAACTGGACAAAGTAGGAAGTGAAACCCTGCCAATATCCGAAATAGTGTCACAAATATTTCATAATATGTTAAATAGTAAGGGGTAATTCTGTTAATTGTTGTAACATAGTTAGGGTAGATATGTTACTGATTTATATAGGATTATAACAAAAATTGTTAATTGTTTAAATTGGGCTTGTTATATCTTATAACATATAAAAGCTAAAATTTGTTACAAATGAGTGCAAATGAATATAAATAGGTGCAAAGTTATACTCACAGTATAAAAATAGGAGTAATGCTACTCTATTATCAAAAAATGTAAACTATGCAAGTTTTGATAGTGTTCACGAAACCGTGAACGGAGATAAAAAATGAACTGTCCGATTTTTTAGGATAGTTGTATTATAAAATCCTGTTGTACTAAAATTATAATAATCTGCTTTACTCAATCGACTGAGTAAAATTACTCAATCAAAAAAGTAAAGCTATAGCTTGACAAATGAGCCGTAAATGATTGATAAACGGCTCAAGAATGATTGATAAAGTGTTATATAAAGCACAAAAGCATATCAGAATGTGCATTTTATGACGCATTATGCACTCATTAGTGTCAAATAATGCACTTTATGGTGGATATTTTCATCACAAATCCGCCAAACCCTTATAAACATTCGCTTTAGCGAAAAAATTTTCTAGAACACTTGGAGGGGGAGGGGGTAACGCCCAGAATCAGGGGGCGGTCGAGCGAAAGGGGAAGTCAAGCAATTCAAGGTACGGGGGGTTCGGTTTTGGTTTTCGGATTCGGTTTATGGCGTGGTATAATTAATATGTTCCCGACCTGCATACAAAGTAATATGGTATTGAGTTTGCTATGTGGTGGCGGATTGATGAAGGGGTAATATATTACACGCAATTATTGAGCGGGAAACTTGCTATAATGTAGTGTTAAAATTTTAACAAACCTTTAACTTTTGTGTTGATTGTGGTATGGATTAGGGGGAGTATATTAAGTTAATAATGTAGCTACATTTGTTGGTTTTAATTTAATTATTGTGTATATTTGTAGCTACAAACAATAAATATGGCAAAAAGCAAACCAATCGGAGTTAGATTTGACTTGGAAAAGTTGGATATAATTCAAAAAGAGCAGAATTTGACATCGGCGCAGTCCGTTTTAAATTATTTAATGGATAATTATGGCAAAACAGAAACTAAAAGAGGCGCACCATTTAAAAATATGCCTCCTTATGACAGAAACAGCCCAAATTTAGTGGTTAGTTCCAAATTGGAACAAATACCTGTTGAAAACCATAAAACGCCGCCAAAGGGCTTAAAAGGGATAGATTTAGTTATTTGGAAATCTGAAAATTGGAAATAATTAGTAATTTAGCGGCAAATATATAAATATGAAAAAAACATTGGTATTAGCCTTGTTGTTATTAAGCGTAGTTGAAAATTCTTTTTCACAAGAAAAGGCGTTAAAAATCTACAATGGTAAATTTGCTTTTTGCGGTGCATCTGGCGCAGAAAGAACAAAAGACACAATTATGATACAGGGTAAAAAATTCATTTTGGGCGTTTCTATATGTCCAGTTATGGAGGGACCCTCTATTGCAAACACTATGTTAGTTGCTAATCCATCAATTACTCCTGATGGCACAGACAAAACCGTGTGGTCATTTTTTTGGTATTATGATTCAGTTCCGCAAGCTCCATCTTGGGAAACATTGCCTACGGTTAATCGTTCTTTTGTAGTTACAAGAAAGCCGGGCGGTGGAATGAGTAATATGTTCTGCATGCCTTGTCAAGTTTTACCAAAAAAGGTAAATGGAGTTACATTG